ACTTCTTAGAAAGATGGTGGACGTCAGGTGCCGTCTTCCAAATTCTTTCCAAAAAAGGATGACCTCGCTCCCGATCATGATCATGTATTTCAAATGCGCCGCGTTCCTTGGCCATAATACATGAAGATCTATATGCATTAATGGCTAGCGCTCTATAAAATTCCTCAACGGTGGTCACTGATTTTTCGGATCCGTATCGAATTCCCAGCGCAGCTATAGCATCACCCACTGCTGTTACCCCCAGGCCCGTGCGGCGCCCCAGACGAGCCTGCGTTTCTATGTTCAGCCAGAGATCTTTCTCGATCGCCTTGACTGGCTCTGGCTCTGGATCGGCGTTTATTTTCTCAACAATCTTCTCGATCTGCTCTATCTCTAAATCAATCATGTCATCCATCAACCGCTGGGCTTTTTGTACGATAGCACAAAATTCGTCATAATCGAAATATGCCGCATCAGTGAAGGGATCCTTGACAAACGATAGTAGATTAACGACCATCAAACGACAAGAATCATATGGTGATAAGATAATCTCTCCGCATGGATTCGTCGACGTCGAACCAAACCCTTCAGGTGTGTATATGTCTGCCGGTGTTAGGCGTTGAGCACTATCCCAAAACAACAATCCTGGTTCTGCACATTCATGAGCACACTCTATAATCTCATCCCATATTTCACATGCATTGACCCACTCAGATATGTCTGGATCTGGTCCCTCAACCGGAAAACGTAACTCAAAATCTCTCTGTTCTGAAACTGCATTTAAAAACTCATCGGACAGCCGAATTGAAATATTGGCGCCTGTCACCCTTGTCAAGTCTCGTTTAATCTTTATGAAATCTCGAATCTGAGGATGATGTACTGATATCGTGAGCATTAATGCTCCTCGGCGGCCATTTTGTGCCACCTCCCGGCATGAATTTGAAAAACGATCCATGAAAACTTCTATGCCGTCCGTTGTCCTTGCACAGTTTGCAGTCGAAAATCCCCTCGGTCGAATCGTGGACATATCAAACCCAATACCGCCGCGGCGCTTGGCAATTTGAACTAACTCCTGATCCGTCTTAAGAATGCCACCGTATGAATCATATGGCGATTCAATCACGAAACAGTTAGAAATAGACTGTACCTGGAACGGATTACCAATACCGCTCATTGGAGATCCCTGAGGTATCACACGATTAAATCCCTCAAATAGCTCATAAATCTCCTCCTCGGAAAGCGGATTGAGATACTTTTTCTCGATTCTCGCAAACTCTTTCGCCAGACGATGATGCATGTCGGCCGGAGTCTTTTCATGTATATTGCCGGCCCTATCAGTCAATGCATACTTGGTGACAAACACATTTGCAGCTAGCTCATCACCGCAAAAGTAGTCCCTTGATGCCTCAAGAGCTAACGAATAATCAATAGCCATGTATAGCTCACTCCTATCACCCGCGGCGAAGCTCTTTCCACTTTTTCTTAAGACTTGATTTCATTTCATCCTCGTCCTGTTTTGCTGCCTCTTCGAGGGTTTGATGAGTTTCATCCAATATTTCAATTTTAGACATAGATGTGTCAATGTGAATAGGAAATACGAGTCCATCCCTACCGGCTCTATTTTTCGCGATGAATAAACGGCCCGTACCAGTCGATTTTTCCATAGGCTTCCTAGATAATGAAACTACAAAGTCTGCCACCATAGCCTTCCCATAAGCTTCAGACATGTTCTCCAAACCAACAATCTCAGAATGTGCGGAGTCTCGATTCGCTTGAGAAGCAGTCCATATAGGTACACTCAAATCCATGGATAAATTTCGTAATTCTTCGTAAATCAACTTGAGCTCGTGCCGTAGTTCATTGTAACTTCGCGTAGATCTCATAATATCGGCATAATCGATAATGATTAGGCCAGGAGAAAAACCTTTCAGCAATAATTTCTCAATATGATTACGAAGTGTAACTACGGATGCAGAGCCAGTGGGATATTCCTTGATAATTAGCCTCCCCATGTCTGTGTTCTCTTTATAGAACTCCAGCACACTCTCCTTGTTGTCTTGGACGTCATTACTGGGGATTCCACACAAGTTAGAATCATAGCGAATGCCAACTGCAGTCTCAGTTAACTCAAACGTATAATGCACGACGTCTTTACCGATCTGCAAAGCATGGGAACCCATAGCGACTAACCAGTGAGACTTTCCGACGCCGGTATTTGCCGTAATAATTCCAAGCTCCCCCCTGCCGAGGCCACCCCGAAGAATATCTTTATCATCTAACCTGGTCAACCCCGTGGGGCATACGCATCTAGAAATCTTAACAAATCTTGCCTCTGCATCTTCGAAGAAATTATGACCAATCGATTGAGGCATGCCAACGACGACCGCTTCTTTCATAAGCCCTACAACGCTCTCAAACTTGTCTGTGGAGATTAATTCCACGGCTTTTTCCAGAGCTTCTTTGAAAGCTTGTCTCTTACAAAAATCAAGAGACTTGTCTTTTACAAAGTTCAAATCGCCTATGTCTGGGCTCATCTTCATTCGATGCAAAAACTCAACAATTTGATCTCGAAGAATGACATCTGCTCCCTGCTTGAGATCATCTTTGATAATAGTAATCAGCAGGGGCAGAGTGGGAAAGCACTTGTATTTTTCAAAATAATTAAAATATTTCTCCGTCAAATACTTGAGATATTTCACGTCAAAGTAATCGGGACGCATAACCTCGACCATCTGACTAGCCCAAGCGTGATCCGATAACAGCCCCTGAAAAATCTTTTCCTGAAACAGTTTTCCGAAGTCCCCAAACGTGGCATCAGAACCCTCGATCAGATCCGCCATAACTATATTCATTTTTTCCCCGTACTACCTACGCATCACAGAATTAATTGACATATAAAATGAGTCAACATCAAACATCTCCAAGCCTTCTTTTAAAAGAGTACGGATTAGAGAAATTTTACTACATGATGGCTGAAAAGTATCTATCACACCATCAATCTTTTGAATTTGAAGCCCCGCCAAGTTCATCGTACCCAAATACATCAGCTTCCAGTTTCTTCTGATCAAGTCAGAGCCGGCATTAATACGCTCATAGATCTTTAATTTCGAAGTTAAAGCAGCTTTGTGACTTGAATTAATTATATCATCCACCGAGACGAATTTGTCATTTTTTAGCTCAGGAAATCTTTTTGCTAACGTCTTGAACCCAGCACCCTTTATACCCGGGATGTTGTCCGAAGAGTCTCCGATTAAAGCCCGAGCCGTGCAGAAATTTGTCACTGATATATCAAATTTGTCATGTACAGAATCCGGCGTAATAAACTTTTTTTGGCCTGGAGACCATTGGGTAACGTGCCCTGACAATAGCTGGTAATAGTCCTTATCGGACGATACAATTACACATTGCCTGTCAGAAAACTTATGGCGTATCAAATACCCTATAACGTCATCAGCCTCACAATCTGCCGCGTATATTTGCATTACTGGAACATGGCGCAATAGCTTGACTGTTAGAGACACTTGGTCGGTTCGATTACCGGTGGTATCCGGAATATCATCGCCATAAAATCTGTTTAAGCGTTGGGGACGCCGTTGGGCTTTATATTCCGGATAAATTGAACGGCGACGGACGGCTCCTCCGCCCTCCCAAACGACTATAACGTCGGTAGGGTTCGTTTTATCGACCAGAAGCTTTAGGTTTTTCAAAAACCCAACCGCACCGCCAACATGATGACCCAAAGAGCTCATGGTGGGATTTGCAATGAAATGCCGCATAAAGACATTTAAAGCATCGATGATTAATACTGCACCAGCTCCCTCAGGCATTTCAGGCCTCTGGGTCTATGGTATCATCACCCACCTGAAGTGCGACTGATCTTACTTCCTCGTACGATTCCACATCAACATCGGCTTCATCATCATTGCTCATTTTCGAAACCATAGCTAGCTCTAACAAATCATCGATGTAAGCGGCATGTTGCGGGTCTTTCCAAACGTCACCGAAATCTGCCTTATAGAATTTCTTTTCTATTAATGCTTCGCCCGTCTGTGTATCAACAACCGTGAGCGTCTTCCATGCTCCAGAGCCTGCCAGGCAGATCTCCTTGTCACCGACCGTCCCAGCGCCAAACTTTCTCAAGAAATCAAAGACTTGTTCATGCTCTTTGATCCCTTTTCCGAAATGGATTTCGAAATTCACGGTACGAAACGGTGGAGAGACCTTGTTCTTAATGGTTTTTGCAGAAACATGAATACCAACAACTTCCTTATTCTTGTTCTCAATTTTCTGACCTGCACCAAGCTTAAGCCTTATTGAAGAATGAAATGGAATTGCTTTCCCGCCAGGAGTCGTCATCGGATCACCATACATCACACCGATCTTAGTACGAATTTGGTTAAGAATCACAAATAAAACGTTCTGTGAACCAATGATACCGGTAATCTTTCGTAATCCCTTCGATATCGCTCTAGCCTGCAATCCGATCGAGTTTTGATCATAGTCTCCCAGGAGTTCTGCCTTTGGGGATGATGCAGCCACAGAATCCCACACTATCGTAATAGGAACATCTTTGTCCATTGCTTTCGCTTTCATGATAGTAGCTTCCGCGATCGATAGAACTTCTTCAGTACAATGAGTATCGACATAAACAAATCGTTTACTAATGTCGACCCCAAGCAACCCAAGATTCTCTACAGAGGTTGCATTTTCGGTATCGATATACACAACGATGCCGCCCATCAGCTGAGTAGATCTTGCAATCTGGATCGCAATGTGTGACTTACCGATTGAGGGCGGTCCAAAGATCTCAACGATACGCCCTTCTGGCAGCCCACCACCGCGACGGTTCGAGCAAATATAATCTAACTGTTTCGATCCTGTGCTAATCCATCTTTTAACATGGGTGGGGGACGTATCATACGCCAGGTTATATGCAACCTTTACGCCATGCTCCTTATTAAGAGACTTGATTAAGTCATCTGTAAAGTCTTCAGATTTGCTGGATATCGAAACCTTCTTTTTTGCCATTTAGAACCTCATACTTTCTAAGAATATATCTAATTTTCGTCAGATGTTCAAACTAAAACGGAAGGGACATGCCCTTCCGAATCAGCCTAGTATCCTTGATTGGGCCTATACGTCTTCAAGATCCTTGAAAGCATCGTCGAGGCTCTTATACTTCGAAGTGCCCGATGCACTCTCATCGGTGTCACCCACCAAGTCGTCGAGTGTCTTAAGATTTGTAGATGGACCACGGGTTGTACCGGAAGACTCCGTCTCTTCATCGCCGTTCAACCAATCGTTAACGATCTTCTCAAGCTCCTCGTAAGTCTTGCAGGTATACATCTCATCAAGATCCGGAATGGCATCAAGCCACTCCTTGGCCTGCTTTGTTTCAGCCAGCAGGGACTGCTTTCCTCGAGGGCGGACTTCTGTCATCGCCCACATTCTTCCCGGCTGCTTAGTGCACATGACCTTCACGTCACGACCGTCCGTAGGATCCGTGATGTCGCCGTAGTCTTCATCCAGCATAATGTTGAGAAGAGACTGATAAACGGTCTTACCAAAAGACCATAGACGAACGCCCTTGTCTTCCTCACCTCGGACAACTACCGGAGCGTAGCTCCGCATCTTGGGGTAAAGCTTCTTGGCCAGCTCATAAGACTCCTTAGAACCCTCATCACGTAGCTTGTTAATGAGCTCCTGGATCGGATCGGTCTTACCGAACTGATAGGGTGCCAATAGCCCCGGATTATTTCCGATATTGTAATAGAACCAACGCTCCTTAAAAGGTTGTCCGTCGTTGTCGGGAAATGAAAGAATCCGCACGGTGGCTTCTTCGCCTTCCTGCGGTCGCCACATAACGTTTCGGCGACTGTTGTTTCCGGAAAGCTGGTTTAGCTTCTTTCGAATTGCATCAAAATCGATTGCCATTGTTTAACTCCTTAATATGTTTTAATGGTCAAATTTTCTGTGGCATCAGCCACAATCAAAGTATAGTCGTAAAGTATCAAATGTTCAAAAATTATTCAGTAACTTTGTACCAATCCTCATCACCCTCTTCGGCCTTCTTTTTCTTTTTCTTTTTTCTACCGATGGGATAAGTCGGACCGGTACCGAGGGGAGTGACGACACCGGCAATCTTACCGGCGTCTTGCATCGCGCCCCCTCCGGTAGAGATCGCATTCACTTCATTGCTCGAGGATTCTTCTCTATCTAGCTCTTTCGAAGCGTCTGGTT